TCTTGTAATGTACCTGTTGTTCCGATCTTGTATTTAACTTCTGTTAATGATTCCATTATCTTACTTAATGATTTGGCTTGAAATAAATGAGCTTCATCTCCGATGACCATACCAAATTGATTTCCGAATCCTTTGGGCATTCTCATCATTGATTGCCATGTTGTAACAACTATCGGTGCGTCAGCACCCTTGTCACCACCATATATCTTAGCTATATCACCTTTGAATCCATAATCTTGAAAATCTTTTGTCATCTGTTCTACTAGTGAAGTTGTGGGTACGATTACTAAAGCTTTCTTGTTCTTCTTTAAGAAATTGTATCGTATAAGACTGTATATCATCAATGACTTACCTGAGGCAGTCGGAGATACTAATATACATTTTTGATTGTGAGCGGCGTATGCTATAGCTTCTTTCTGATAATCTCTAAGTTCTAAAGGAATGTCTTTGACTATTTCTTCATATCGTTCTATAGTGAAAATATCAGTATCTTTTTCATACCCCTCAATACTATATCCTCGTTCATCACAAAACTCTTTGAGATAATCGTATAGACCTAGATAGATTTGATTGGTATTTAGATTGAATAAACGAATGTATCCGTCCCAAAATCTTCTTCTTACAGCTGGAATGAATTCAGCACCAGGCACTTTAAATTTAAAGAACTCTGAAAGTTCTTTTCTAATTGAGTCTTCTGTGGAAATTGAAAGGTAAACTTCGTCTTTCTTAGCGACTACGAGCCGGCCATGAATTTTCGCCATTCTATAATATTCTTTATTGTTTGATGTCTCCAGGTCACTTGACCAACTACGTCTTGTAGGAATTCTACTGTGACGCGTAGATATTGAAGTCTATCGTTTAAGTCTTGTATATCTTTGTCAGCACCTGTAAATTTAGGGTAATCAGATTTTAAAACTGTTAGTCCATTGAAAGGATCATAATCCCATTCTTTGTCTTCAATGTCGCTTCTAGACATTTTACCACCATACCATAACCATTTATCTTTATCTAGTTCTTTCATTCGTCTTTCATAACGAATAACTTCTAGTTTCTTGTTAGATAACAGTTCAGCATATTTGGCGTGTAACTTGGGTACTTGGAGTGAGGATGCGTCTAATTCGATATCATCAATTACAGAATCTATCTTCCACATTTCTTGAATTTCTTTTAAAGTCATACTATAATTATAACAGCTTTCGCTGATTTGTCAAGGTTAAGTGCTTGTTTTTATTTTAAAAAGTGTGTACCTAAGCGTTAAATCACAGGTCGCGTACTCTTGATCATTTTGAGTGGAGAACTCGATAGTACCTAATGAAGTTGGGAAACAGTCTTCGAACATAAATTCTACATTCGCGTTATTTGAAGAAGTATTGACCATTAATGTCGCATCTGAATACATATCTTCAAAACTAGCGTTACTGAATTTACCTGTAGATGTTTGTTTAGAGTTCACTAATGATTTAAAATCATCTGTATCGTAACCCGGCCCTAATTGTATAATCCAATTATAGATTTCTTGATAGTTTTTCATATCTTCATCTACAATAAATTTTATTGTTAATGGATCAAACACGATATTATCACCCGGTAAGTACGATTGTATAGCTAGTGTTGTGCTGTGTACAGCTTCACTAAAAGTAATTCCTGGAAGTGTTACTCCTGTACAGAAGTATTTGACTTTCGGAAGTTTATTGATTTGAAAATCAAAATTAATCGGTGATAGATAATTTAAATTTGTCGGTTGGTCCGACTGCCAATTAGCTGTTGCCATGTTCTTTTACTACCTTTATAAAATCATTCCATCTATAAAATGTTTTTGTTATATGATCATAATGCCAACCAGAATATTTTTGGTTTTTATCAGTTGATTCTATGTATTTGTGTTCCATTTTAATAATTATAACTTATTCCTACAACGAATTCGTGATTATCATTATCACGGCCTTGTCCGTATGTAGCCGATACTGTATAGTTCTCTATATCTTTACTCGTAGTTATTCCATAAAAATCTACAGGGTCTTGATAAAACATAGAAACATTAACCACGTCTACAGGTAGTGTGTAACTATACTCAGCAAAATGATTTGCCTTATCGTCTAAGTCACGCCAATAGTAAGCTGAGAAATTTTTAAAACTTCCACCTACATACCATTCTTCTAATTGATTGTCTGGTTCGTCATTAAAATTATATTGAATTAAACCTAAGTCAAAGGCTAGTTCTTCATTAATATTATATGTGTAACCTGAATAGAAGTCATATTCATATTCTGATTTGTCTCCGTAGTCTACTTCTGAAGCCCACGCTCCGGCATAGAATCCGTTATGTTCTACATCAACACCTGCTGATATTGCTGTACTACCTTTCTGACTAACTCCTCTCCACAAGTAATCACTCCCTAGTGTTAAACTACCTGATATATCTAGAGCAGATACATAGATTGGTGTGAGTGCTAATAGCACTATTAATAGTTTTTTCATGTTAGTATTTATGTTCCATTTGTGACAAGGCCATTGTCTTTGTTAAATCTTTCTGTCAAGTAATTCTTATATTTACTTGTATATTCATCTTCTGTGTATGTTGTGGCTCCAGGATAGTTGTTTTCATCACAATTATCTAACCACATTCTTGAACAAAATTGTTTAAACTCAATTTCCTTTTTTGTCTCATTCATATTATCTCCTTCTCCATACCAATTCCATCTACCATTAGCGATAATGTCGTTAATAGTTTTCTCTTTCATACTTATATTTATAACAAAAAAAAGAGCCCCGAAGGGCTCTTTGAAATCGATTATGATTTAGAATTACTACGACTTATAGAAGATTTAACACTTCGAATGATCTGTAGTAAGAGTTGGTAGAAGTAGCTGCCAATCCAGATGCCGGAGTCGCTCCTACGAATGGGTTTGAAACCATGCCGTAACGAGTTTTGAAACCGATTTTTGGTTGGAAAGTATCTTCGCCAACTGCACGAACCATTTGTAATGGTACATAAGGACAATAGAATACACCAGCGTCAAAAGGATTAGATCCTCTATAACCGACTGTACAATATCCTTCACCACCAGTTACACCAGTAGGTCTTGTAGACACACTTGCGTAATATGGATCGATATACACTTTAAGGCTTCCGTTAAGAACACCAGCAAAAGTGTTTCCAGTATCATCAACATTTAATTTTGTTGATAGTGCTGGAGCGTAGTCTAATACACCGGCCATTGCAAGTGCAGACGCTACATCACTAGAACATAGGATAAAGTTTCCTTTACCTCTTCGTGTTTGTCGTGCTATAACATTAGCATTTCTTTCAATGTGGTACATAAGACCTTTGAATTTTTCAACAGACCAACGACCAGATGAATCTACATCTAGGTTGAATTGTCCGTTTACAGAAGTTCCCGTTAGGTTAGCTTCTGAAGCAACACCTTCGATCTTAGCTTGATCATTAACAGTTCTAACAACTTCTCTGTTGATTTCCGCAAGGATTTCACCAGATAAGATATTTGCTAATTCTGTTTCTGCGTCAAGGCCATGAATCGCTTTAAGGTCTTGTGCGAGTTCTATAGTGTACTCTGCTTTTAGCGCTCTGCTTTTAGCTGTAACTGTAGCTTTCTCAATCGTGAACGACATTTCTGGAATAGAAGCGTTGATCTCAGCTGTTGCTGTTGCAACACCCGCGCCAGTTGTGTAACCAGTTTGGATTGCGGCATTAGCCGAACTTGAAGCAAACGGATCTGCTCCTGCATGTGTACCACCACCAGCAAAGTCAGTATCAGCTTCGTTGTGTAACGCTTCTGTTCTGTCTACTGCAGTTGTGCTATCAACATATCTAGCTTTCATCGCAAAGATAAGACCAGTTGGTCCTGTCATTGGTTGAACACCACATATATCATATGCTACTAAGTTAGGCATTGATCTACGAACTAATGAAATTAGAATTGGATCCCAGTTAGCTGCTGTTGCAGTTACGCCACCAGGCGCTCCAGCTACAGTACCAGTACCAGCACCAAGTGCTTCATTCATTGCGCTTCTTTCTTCTTGAATCGCTCGTTCTTGATTTTCAAGAATAACGGCAGTAACAGCTCGTTTGTAAGAGTCTTCGATCTTTGGAAGATCGGCGTGCTCTAGAACTGGTGCCCATTTTTCTTGTAAGTTTTCTGACATAAACATTGTTTATATCCCCCTTATTGTTTCTAAGAATCTATCTTAGAAAATTTACTAATTGCGGCAGTATAACCAGCCATTGAAGGATCAACATTGATATTATCTTTGTCTTCTTCTTCTGACTCATTAAATGCTACATTACTTTCATCAGAGACTGCTAAAAGTTTTTCACCTTTGAAATAGGCTTCTTTCAATGTTGAAACTTTCTCTACGAAATTTCCTTCATTTTCATAATCCACATCTTCGGCTAGTTCTTTTAACTTCTCTATTTCACTATCAGCTAGGTCTTTCGACGCTTCACTAATAATCTTTTCACGCTGAAGTTCTTCAATATCTTGAAGGGCTGAGATGTTACTCGCAACTTCTTCATTCAACTTATCTTCCATATCGTCAAGTCTAGCTGCGAGTTCTTCAACTACATCAAACTTGTCTTCTGGTACTTCAACATAATGTTCCTCAAACAGTTTTTTCAAACCATTTATGAAATCTTCGGTGAGTTCGGATTTAAGTCCGCGCTCGATCGCTAATTCATTTTCTTTAACCCAGCTTTCAGAAACATAGTTCAGATAAGAATCAACTTTCTCGGATAAATCATCTTTGATTTCTTCGATCTTTTGGTTCTGTTCTTCTTCTAGTTGTGCTTCTTTTTCAGCTGAAAGTTCTTTGACTTT